TGCTTAATGCTGGTGGCATTGTAGTTATAGAAAATAATTTTTTAAATGATGAAAACAACAGCCCTATGAAAAATCATGGACAAAGAACCTTGATGTTTTTAAATGCGTCTGTAAAATCATTAATAGAAGAACACAAGCCAAAGTATGTATCAGTAGAAAGATTGTAAATGCCTAGAAGAGTAATACCAGCTAGAAGAATGGCTGGTACAAAGTATCGTAGTAATTTTGAAGTACATTTTGCGTCTGATTTAATTAAAAGAGGATTAACATTTGATTATGAACCCGATAGTTATACTTATATCCCAAAGCCTACTACTTATACTCCTGATTTTTATATACCACAATATAATTTTTACATAGAAACAAAAGGATTTTTTACATCAGAGGATAGAACAAAACATTTGACATTTAGAGAACAACACCCTAATATTGATGTTCGTTTTGTATTTTCTAATTCTAAAAATAAATTGCG